GTATTTGCTAATGCACCAGAGCCTAAATCAAATCCCATTCCATCAAAACCAAATCCAGAGCCAATTCCATCTGCACCACCAAACATACCACCACTAACACCACCAATAGCGGCTGCTTTTAGAGGGTCTCTACCTTGAGCTAAAGCTAATGCTGCACCTATTCCCATTCCTGCTAATACTGGAGCACCCATTACTTACCTCCTCCACCTGATGAAGTTGTAGTTTGCTGTATAGGTGCTGGTGCACCATAAGCTGCTGATAGATAACTTTCTAATTTACTGTATGGTTTGTTTTGTTCAAACTCAAACCTACTAATATCTGCATTTAAAGCATCTTTAGCATACTGTTCTTGTGTTTGACCAATTTTAGCTAGTTGATTTATGTCTGAATAATCTGCCATAGCCATTTGTGGAGCTGATGCAATAGCTGCATCTTGTCTAGCTCTTTCTGCACCAAAGTTACTGTAAGCTAATTCTGCTGCTCTGTTAGTTAAAGAGTTTGCTAGGTTTTCAGTTGCTTGTGATTCCATTTCGCCCATAGCACCTGAACCATATCTACCAGAAGCTGCTGTTCTGCTACCAATGTCTCTAATAGCTTTGTTAAATTCATTGACAGCAGGTTTAGCTGCACTTGCCATCATTGCAGAAAAATATGGATTACCTGCTGATAGTCTGTCACCACTAATTGTGCTTAACTGTTGTGCTTGAGCTGCTGGTACTAATGGACTACCAGTTCTTGCTCTATCACCTGCTAAACCTAATGCTTCTGTTGTAGTTGCTGATGCTGGAACATAAGTTGCATCTGGGTAATATTCTGGGGAAGCATCTTTATAAAGATTTTGTGCTTCATCTAAACCATAAGTTATGTATGGCAAGATTGCAGGGTCAATATTTTGATTAGTAGTTTGTGTTTGACCACCACCACCACCTTTGTATTCACGCAATCCAGTAACAGGGTTAATAGTACCTGAACCACCATGTGCTTTTAAAAGATTAGCTTCCCATGTATTAACATGAGCTAATTCAGTATCTCCCTCTCTACCTAGTTTGCCTAAATCTTTTGCTAACCAGTTATATAACCATATTTTTAACTTAATCATTCTAGTTTCAACTCCATTAATTGATATTTTTTTTTGTAACCATATAGCCTGTTCCATAATCTAGCTATACTCTCAAATTTAGTAGACCCCTGTATTGCAGTTCCACCATTATGTTTGACCCACTGTTTAAACTGCTCAAACCCTGCTTTTGTGTTTTTACCACCTATATAAGTTATATAAGCCACTCTGTCGTTAGGATAGTTAATCCATTGAACAGTGAGTGCTACATAACACTTATCTTCTTTCATTACTAATAGTAATTGTTGCTGACCTTGTGTAACTAACAGCTTTAATTGGTCTGCTGTAAATTCGTTGTTACCTTTGTCTAAAGCTTTTTGTAACAAAGGTTCTGCAAGATACCAAAATCTTTGCACTTGATTCGTAGGCACTACATAGAGTTTCATAGAATTTATCCAACAATGATATAATCATATGTTACATCAGTATGAGATGTATTTCTATGCCCTATAACAAAACTACTTTTAGCTTTTGTCTTAATATATGTATGGTCTGATTCTGCTGCTGCATTTGCAGTTCTTGGTGATAATACAATGACTGAATCAAAACCTGCTCTTTCATTACTAACTGTAGTTTCTGTAGATGATGTTGCTAAAGTAAAAGTACCACTATTATTAGTCTTGCCATTCATAGCATTATTAACTACTTCTGCTACAGCTCTAGGGTCACCACCTTGATAGGGAAGTGTACGATACATTCTAGGCATTATCTATTGCCTTGTGGTTTTACATCTACATCTACTGCCATAGCAGTTGTCCAGTTACCTGTAGGTTGCACATTGAATCTATGATACCTACCTGCACTTCTTAAATTACATCTACCCTCTGATGTAGCAGGAACAAACGCACTAAATCCAATAGTATCATCTAACTCTCTGCGACTAGCTACAGCTACTTGTGCTGTGCCATTATCTATCTGTGGTCTTGCTAATGTAGCTACAGAGTTATAGCCAATCTCAACATCTGTTGTAATAAGTTGAGGTGTTATAGATGTTCCTGTAAAGGTTACTATTTTAGTACCTTTAGCACCTGCAAATAAAAATTTACCACCTATAAACAATCGTGAATCTAATGATGCTTTCATCTCATCTATATCTGTATAACCTAAACTACTTACTAAAGTTTCTAATGTCTCTCCTAAAGTAGCAATAGTGCCTACAACATCTGATGTGGTTTCAGCTCTTGACCATTTTCCTAACTGCCAATTATAAATAAGTATTTTTCTGTTTCCATCTACATCTGCATAATTCCATACTACAAGATTTTTAACTGGGTCAACTGCTGCACTAATTGTATCTATTTTTGTTAAGTCAGCATTATCAAAGAAAAATCTATCTACTTTTTCTAATCCTATGTTTGTTACTGTTTGCCCATCTGTAGAATACCAACCATCATCTGACAAAAAGAAAGTTATGTTTCCGTACCTAGCAACAGAGTTACCCTCTAAACAACCTAGTCCACTAGAAATAGTATCAAATTGAAAGAATAATGGTGAGCCAACATAAGAAGCTCTAACTATAGATTTTTCTAATAATACAACACCAAACTCACCACCTGTTATTGCTTGAACATTACCACCATCAGGAATTATTTGATAATCACTTTGGCTTGTAGCTCCAGAAGTCCAATCTGTTTCATCATTAATATCTGACCATTGCACTTTATCAGGGTTAGAACCTGCTGCAATATTCCCTGAAAAAACAAAATCACGAACTACAGCAATGTCTTTAGCTACAGGAGCTGCTGCTGCTACATCTGCAAATGCAGAAGAAACACCTATTGTCCATGCTTGTATTTTAGAATTGTCGTTACAAGCTAAAACTACATTGCCAAATTGCTCAAATCTCCAAGTGCCATTTCCACCATACCCACCTGATTTAGATACATCTGCTAATGCAAGTGTTGCAATATTTAGTTTAAATAACTTTGTAGCACCACCTGCAAATACTTCTACATTAGCTCCAAATTTAGCTACAAATATATTGTTAATATTTTCACTGGCAGCGTTAGAAAAATCTTCTGCACTAGGAAAAGCACCATAACCAATACCCAAAGGATATACATTTTTTGCATCATTTAAACTACCTGCGTTTGCAGGTTGGTCTGGTAACCAGTCTGTAAATTGTAATCTTTTTGTTGTCATTTATTAATCCCTATTTAAGAGCCACTTCCTGTACCTGTTGCAATTAAACTAATGTATTGTAATGTTACTTGCCCATTAGGATTACTTGTGCCACTTCCACTATAGTAACCACTACCTGTAATAGATTGACTGCTAGGAACATAATTTTGAACAGAGTAAAAGTTTTTAGAGCCACCTGTACCACCACCTGTCCTTGAACTAGCAGTTCCCAATGTAGAGGTCATGTTTCTAGGGTTGTTAATAGATGCCCACCATGTAGGTGGCACATCAACATTCATTGTAGTGTAAAGAGGGAATCCTGTAGTAAGTTGTGCTGTATCAAAGTATGTACTTAAAGCTACAGTTGGAACAGTAACGCTTGAAGAATAACCTGAACGAGATAAAGTGCCTGTAAAAGTAACTCCTCTACCCCTAGCATCTCCTAATGAAGTTTGGCTACTATCAGTTCTATTGCCACAAAATGCTCTAACATGATTTTCATTCATAGTAGTTGTTCTTGTTGTTGACATTCCTACATTTGAATTTATGTCAGTAAGAGAAATTGCTCCACTTGAGGGTAATCTACCTGCCATTTTCAATCTCCAAAATTCTATTATCTATACTATCTAATAAGGTGTAAGTTATTGAGTTAGTTTGGTTATGATAAAAAACAACAACATCTTTTATTAAATTTTTTAAGTAAGGCAAATTATCAAAATTATCTTGAAAATCTTTTCTATACTCTACTGATGTTTTCATTAAATAGTACCAAAAGCAGTTACATTTCCAACAACAGTTAAATTACCACTTGAATCTACTTTCATTTTACTTGTGCCACCATACTTAAATATAAGAGTGCTTCCAGATTGAACAACAGTCCAATCAGCACCAATACCTAATGTTGTGCTGCCAGTTACAGTAGTTCCTGTTATAGCAGTTGCAGATATAGTTCCACCTGATGTTGTCAATGAAGATAAACCAGTTATTGTGCCACCTGTTATATTAACTGCATTAGAATTTTGTGTAGACATAGTGCCAAGACCTAAATCTGACCATTCAGGAGTAT